TTGTCTCTCCAATTTTTTTAATGCTAATTTTTCAGAAAAAAGCATTTTGTTATACCGATTATGTAGATCCGGAGTTTTAATTGCCGCGAGAGTTAATTCCGAACCATCAATTTTTAAATCTTTTTTAACTTGCTCTTGTAATTCTAAAAGTGTCATTTTTAAAATGTTTACCTTTATGAGCCTTTGAAATTTTTTCCTTAGTTTCTTTAGAAAGTTTTTTACCTTTATTAGCTTCAGATATTTTCTTTCTAATTTCGGGTGTTAATATAATTCCTTTTTTAGATTCTCCCAATAAACCTTTCCATGCAAGGAAATCTTCTGTATTACCAAAATGTTCAAAAAGGTCTTTATGTAGAGCCGCGTGTAATTCTACCGAAATCGGAGGAGTTAAATTATCCGGGGAATTATCAATTCCTATCAAATATTTAGGTTGTATATGATGAATATGACGTTCCTGGTTCATATTAAATAATCAAAATATAAATTCTTTCTTTTCAATAACTTAAAACCACAAAATGTCATAAAATCCTACTTTAATTAAATATTATTGACAATATAGCCCACTTATAGGGGATATCGGCATCCTGGCCAAGGTACAAGTTTATCTGGTAATAATCTATTAAGTTCTACAGGACCAAGGAAATAATATTTATTTCGGCAAGCTTCAACAGCAACTATTTCATTATCAAAAATTCCCATAAATTCCCAAAGAAATAGTACCATCAGGTAATTCACTTTTAAATTTTCCAACTAACCATAAGGTTGATTCATATAATATTATTTAGTCAGGTTCTGCCTCAGGATTAACAGTGGCAAAATCGTAGTACGTGTAAATGAAACGGACCGTCGCTTCTAATGGTGTTGGATCTGTAGTATCATTTGTTAATGGCAAATCACTCAAATATACCGGGAAAGCATCAATAAAATAAAACACAATATTCGGAACATTTTCGTTTGTTAATAATACAATTTGAGCATCTGAAACTAAACCATGATCCGGACCAGGTTGCAATTTTTCCAAAAGAACTTTAGCATAATCATCACTATTTTTAACCATAGCCATTAATCTCATCCAATTAGCCAATTCAGAATAATTGTTTAAATCTCTATCTACAATAAATGTAAGTTCTAAGGGTTCAAAATGTAGATTTAACCCACTTCTTGGAATAGGATTTAAACTGGTGGGTTGATCCCAATTTTCTAAAGATATACCAGGAATATTTACACTTTTACTTGTGAGAGATACTTCTGGTAATTTAGTAATAAAAAATGTAAATTTATTTGGTAGAAGTGGATTTACATTTTTTGGTTGTCTATTAAGAGCTCCATAATTTTGAGATTCGTTGGAAAATACTTGACTCATCTTTTGCCCCTAACCATTTTAACCAAATTTTACTTGCATCTTTATTGTATTTAGTTAAAGCTTTCCATCCATCTTTATAAGCACCAGGATCATTTAAAAGATCCATTCCTACTTCGGCAACCGAAGTGGCACTATCAGATCTTGCTTTCCAACTATCTGGAGCCCAAACAATGGCATCAGAAACAACACTAGGTACACCAGAAATACATCCTTCGGCAGTAACATTGTTAAATGTTTCAGTAAAACTTGGTTGTAATAATAAATCCATTTTATCATGGAGATAATCTAGAAATTTATCATGGTCTAACCATGGAACTTCAATAAGATTAATATTAGTATTTAAAGCTAAAAGACTTTTTATATTTTCCCGAGTACTTTCTGCGCCTTCATCTCTCTGTGTGGATATATGGAAATTAACCTTTTGCTTCAACTTATTTGCTATTATCATCGTAGCTACAGTTGCCGTTAACCAATTTTTTAATACACGTGCTGCACCAAATATACCAATATTTAAAGGATAAATTTGAAAATTTCTATCAGGTTTTTTGTTGGGTAGAGGAAATAAATTGGGAAGATAACAGAATTTTCGACCTGAACCTAATTCTATACTACGAGATAATTCAAGGCAATTTGTTGATACGGTAAAATTAGGACATATTTTTTCAAGATTTAAATATAATTCTAATGATTTTACCGAAAATCTATCTACACTCAAAAAACCTAAATTAGAATGGTAGATTATAGTAAATTTCTGCATATGAAAATTCGAAAATAACCGTTCAAGAAAACCCGCATCAACAAAGGGTGCCATAAAAACAATATGAGTATATGATTGCCAATCTGAATTTAATTTGGCCCATAAATATTCTCCATTTTTAATAGGAAAAGCATCCGCTTTTATATATAACGTGTTTAGAGCTTCCGCTAATCTACGTGCTGTAACACCAAGACCTTGGTGATAAGATGTAGGCAAATCAATTTTGGTATCCTTAAAGACCACCAAAACTTTTAACATATTCATTATTATATCGCCTCACTAGTATTTATAACATAAAAAAAGGCAGCCAAAACTTGTTCGGCTGCCTCTAAGTTTATTGCTAGCCTTCAGCTAGTCGTGTGTATTTTCGTTAAATTACAGTAAATTAATTACCTTAATCATTCTGTAATATGCACTTGAATTAGCCTGCAAGTTAGCGTTTGCATCTGACCAGAATGGGTTTGGTGCGATGGCATAACGTGTCTTGAAAGCAATCTTTGGTTGGAATGAATGTGGATCTTGTGCTCTAAACAATTGTAAAGGCACATAAGGGCAATAGAATAAACCAGCGTCATAGGCATTGGCGCCCTTATATCCAACTAATAGGAATTCCTCGTTTGTTCCACCATTACCGAAGTAAGGATCGATATAAACGCGGTAACGTCCATTTAATACACCGACAAATGTATTGCCGGTATCATCTACCGTTAGGTCAGCAGAAATAGCAGGTGTATAATCTAATTTACCAGCCATTACAAGGGCACTTGCAACGTCTGATGAACAGATAATAACATTCCCTCTACCTCTACGTGTAGCCTTTGCGATAGCATTAGCTTCACGTTCCACTTGGAACATTAAACCTTTAAATTTCTCAACTGACCAACGACCGTTGGCATCCACGTCTAAGTCGAACACACCCGGGTTAGTACATTGTGCTGCTCCAGGTACGGCAATATAATAGATTGTACGGATAATTTCACGGTTGATTTCAGTTAAGATTTCAGCGGATAGAATATTTGCTAATTCTGTTTCAGCATCTAATCCGTGGATTGCTTTCAAATCTTGAGCAACTTCAACTGAATATTCAGCTTTCAATGCTCTTGTCTTGGCTTCCACAGAAATTTTATCAATACTGAAGGCCATTTGGTTGAAATCTGCTCCAACTCCATCACCTAACGCTTCGGCTTGTGCTGTTAGCATTGGACGACCAGTTGAATAACCAGATGCAGTCGGTGGGAACCCTGTTGTTACAGGATCTAATCCAGAATGTGCAGTGGCACCTGAGAAAGTTTGAACAGCAGGACTACCAGTTCCACTTGCTCCACCCCAATTTGCACCAAATGGGCCATTAGGATCTTGACCAGTAAACGCGGTATTAGCTTCATTAAACAAAGCTTCTGTTCCGGTTTTGGTTGTATAACGCGATTTCATTGCAAAAATCAATCCAGTAGGTCCAACCATTGGTTGAACACCACAGACATCATATGCTATCAAATTGGGCATAGCCCGTCTAACTAACGAAATTAAAATTGGATCGAAGTTTGCAATACCGGCACCAGTACTAAGTGTTGGAGCGGCTTCTGACAATATTTGGTGCGTTTTTTCAAATTCAACTTGTTGATTTTCCAAAACCGTAGCACATACTCTACGTTTGTGGTAATTTTTCAACTTACCAAAATTCTCGTCATCAAGAACCGGTCCCCACTTTTCGACTAACTTATCAGTGGTCATTTCAGGTCTCATTAAATGTTTCTCCTTTAACTCTTTCTTAAACGGATAATAAACTCTTTAAGTTTATTTATAAATCCTTACTTTTTAGCCATCCGAGCAAGAGTTTCAGTTACAGTATCCATCATACCAGTACTTGGCTCTAAACTTTGCTCTAATGTTTGCTCAGACAAGGTCTTTTTTGCCTCAGCGGGTTTCTTTTGTGTAGTAACTTCATCTTTTAAAGTGGTCAATGCTATTTCAAATTGTTTATTGCTTTTGAATTCAACATTTTCTGATAAACTTCTAAGTTTTTCAACTTGTGTAGCTACCATACCCTTTGTTACTTTTTCGAATACATCAGTACGTTCGTGTAACTTAACTTGTTTTTGCAAATTGGCATTTGTGTCAATCTGTTCGTTTAATTTATTTTCAAGCTTAGAAATACGATCTACCATTTCTGTTACTACATCAATTTTCTCTGGAGGTAATTCGATATAATGTTCTTCAAATAAACCTTTTAAGCCGCTAATAAAATCTTCTACTAACTCAGCTTTAATAGCTTTCTCTAAAGGAACTTCATTTTCCTTAATCCAGTGTTCTACAACAATATCTAAATGACCACTTACAGCTTCACTTAGATCTTCACGAATTGTTTCTACGCGCATATTAAGTTTTTGAGTAAACCGATCATTTAATATGGCACGATATTCTTTAATACGTTTTGAAAGTGTTGCTTCGAAAATTGTGGCAGTTTTTTCTCTTAACGCTTCAGAGATTGTCTCACCAGACAAAAGTTCTGCGGAGGCTTCTTCGACAGCTTTTTTATCCGCCTTTTCGTCTTCTTTTTCTTCTTTTGCTATTTTATGTTCGGTTTTATCACCTTCACCTTCATCAGTTTCTTCTTTGACATGATCGGCTTTTTCCCCAGAACCGTGAGATTTTCCAAGTAAAGTTTTAGCTGCTTCAGATTCGGATTTTTCTTCCTTCTCTTCTTTCAGTTTCTTTTCTTTCTCTTCTTTCAATTTTTTGTCATCTTCCTCTTCTTTGAGGTTCTTTTTATGTTTTGCCATGAAAGGCGGAAGCCTTTTCTTGTCTTCTTCCTCTTCTTTCAATTTTTTCTTTTTTTCGTCTTCTTCCTCTTCTTCTCTTAAACCATAAACTTTTGGCTTTGGAGGAAGACTATCTCTACCTGGACCATTTGATGTACCTAATCCATCGTGTTGTCCACGTGGAAGATCAGAATTAGTTGGAATATGACCAGTAGGTCCTTCTGTTGCGCTTACACCAGGTGTTGTTTTTAATGTTCCTGCGGTATTTGTTGGAATTGGTCCAGTCGCATTGATTTTACCTGAACCGTCTAAACTTGTAGTCACCTCTTCACCTTTTTCGGGTTTAACTTGAGTTGGACTGTGAGTTCCGTATGCTTCTTCGGACTCAGCTAAAACGGTCTGTTTATCTTCGCGGAGGATTTTTTCCAATTTCTTTGTAAAAGAATTCATCCTATATCTCCTTTATTTGTGTTCATAATGGATATCATGGTTATTTATCATTTTTTAAATTTTAAAGTGGTTATCCAATTCGATTAAAAAATCTCTATACGTACATAAAGAAATTTCATTTAAACTATTTTTAGTTGCAGATTTAATAGCTTTTTTCCATTTGTCTATACTAGATTCTTGGATTAAACCATCAGCTAAAAGATATTCTCTACTTTCCATCACACCACGTACAAATGCATCAGGTGCAGATGGATCCATAACAATATCAGCGGCAGTAGATAAACGAAAATCGTTTTGTACCATATCGATACCACTAATACGTCTTAGTGTCCCAATACCACGTGAAGAAACACCAAATTGAATTTCTTCATCCAAAAAATTCTGTACAATTTTACCAAATGGTGAATTTGAAATTCTTGCTTTGCCAATATAATCGTTTCCAGATTGTATTAATGAAATTATCTTATGTGATATTCTTTCTGGATTAATTGTGGGGCCTTCGGGATGTCCCAATTCACCCACAGCACGATTTTTAAGAACCATTTCGTTCGTATAACGTTGAACTTCTGGTTCCATTACAGATTTTGTGTATTTTCGTTTATTTTTATTAGCAAGTTCCTGTTGAAGAAATATTCCTTCAATCATGTGGTATCGTTTTCCATTTACATCTTCGATCAGGAATTGAACTTCACATGATTCAATTAATAATGGTAATTCTTCTTTGGATTCGCCGTTAAATGTTGTTGGCATATTTTTATGATAATGCAACTATACTGGTTGCTGCTCCGGCTACTGTTGCCCAAATTTGTAATGCGCGTATAGGATAAAGATATCCTGCAATACATGGTATTGTTACGGTTTCATTATAAATCGTTGTGAATTTTACATTTCCACTTACACCAACTATAAATGCGGTACACTCATTTGGTAAATTTACGGTATCACTTGGTGAAACCAAAGCCACGTGTACATATGGATACATTATTTTTCCTCTTTTTTCTTACCAAATTTTTTAATTTTTTCTTTAAACGCTTGGCGTCTTGAAGCATTAAAAATTGTTTTTTCGTCACTACCAGTTAGATGTTTTCCAGGAAAAGATTTAGCGGAAACTTGCTTTTTCTTTTCTTCTATAATAACACCGGCTCTGCGATATAAGGATTTTTCTATTACTTCATGAGCCATTAAAAATTGTTTATTTTCAATAGCTTCGATAATATTGTTTTGTGCCATAATAGCTCCAATTGTATTTATTCTTTTACCGCTTTTTGGCAAAATTCTATAACTTTTATAAAACTAACTTTATCTTTGGTTAAATATTCCATAAAGATATCTTGATTGCTTTCGGTTAATTGACCTAACACAGGTTCAATTTGATTTTTCCAAAAATCTTCTGTAATTACTACATTTTCTCCATTTCCGAAAGTAATATGTGTAGATTCATAACGGACACGTTTATTAGTATCTTCATCGTCTCTCATGCCACGTTTGCTATCTTCGTCATCAGAACTTGTGCTATCCACTTTTACTTCAGTTTTTGTAGTTTCTAAGAAAGTATCAAAATATTCTTTTAATTCTTTTTCATCAACCTTATATTGTTTGGAAGCCATTAGAATAGTATTTTCTAATTCTAAACCACTTTCTAATACACCTTCTACAACATAATCGATAGCTTCACGTATACCAGGATCATAATCTTCATAAGGATCTTTTCTAGAAGCCTTACCAGCTTGTTCCAAAAGTGATTTACTAATAAATTTTCTTTTATCATCAATGGCATCTACTAATTTTTCGGTAAGTACAAAATCAACACTATTAACTAAAGATCGTGGATCTTCATTTTCACAAGATAAAACGATATCATTTATTTTTTGGTCAAACATTTATTTTCTCCATGGTTCTTTAGGTGCAAGGGTAATAGTATCTGGTATTTTCTGGCTCTTAGAAGGTAAGGCCTCAGCTTCTATTCTTGTTGCGTGTTTTTCTTTAATACCATAAACCGCTTTTCGAGGTTCAACTAATGTTGTTGCATCAACAGAAGTAACTGGTTTTACAAATACACCAGTAGATATCGTAATTGTTTTTCCTTTTGTAACTGTTGCTACAGGTGGTTTATATTTTATAGGGTTTCTTTTAACATGTGGGTGTGCAGAAGAAACACCATAAACTACCTTGTCAGTTTTCACAATATGTCGTGCCGGTGAAACTCCTGATCCTTTTGATATTATTTTGTTGCGAACCGCAGCACTAAAATTTAGTTTAGGCATTTTTCTTTTTTTCTCCCGCTTTTTTCTTTGGTGTTGGTTTTTCTGTATCGAAAAATTCACCAGTCTCTAATGCAGCAGTTTTCTCAGCTTCTGCATCCGCAATTGGTTTTTCTTTATCAATTTCTTTTTGCATCAATTCTATTTCATCATCATTAAAACGTAAAATAGTTTTCCATAACCAATGACGAGATACATACCGATCTATAACGGGACCGGGATCAAATAACGATAATAATTCCATTCTTGTTGTCCAAATTTCTTGTTCTTTTGCTTCTTGGAAAACAGAATCTTTTTGATAATCAAAAGTTATTTTCTCTTTAATATTATCCCAATCTTCAATAACAATAATTTGTTTTAATAATAATTGAACTTTCAATAATTCTTTAAATAAATGGTCAAATCTTTTACGAAGTTTGGTAACAAATCTTGAAAATTTAATTTCATCACGAGAAATTTCAGCCGATCTTCCCATACCAAATCCAGAATCAGATGATAACCGTGAAGTAGGAACATGTAGTGCTTTATATAAACGTTCTTGGAAATATCTTATATCTTCAATTTGTCCTAAATTTGTACCCGCGGGAAGTGTTGTTACTTCAGTTCCTCTACCACCTTCACGTCTTGGTAGGAAGAAATCTTCCTGCATCGACAAAAATTTCTTATCATCCCGGACTTCACCAGTATTAGAATCATAAACTAACTTATTTCTGAAGTCATTCATGATTACTTTAATATATTGTTCAGCACGGATTGTTGGCATATTACCAACATCAATATAAAATACACGCCGTTCGGCGGCGCGGCTTAATCTATAAATTACGTGAGCATCTTCCATTGCACGTAATTGATTAAGTGGTTTTATAGCTTTATGTAAATAACTTACCACCATATTACGTGTGCTATCAATTTGTCCTGAATGCACATAACAAATAGAATCGGGTGCTATTTTAACACCAACCGCAGTTGTAGATTCAACATTAACAATACCACGTTCATTATAAAGGTAATATTCCAAAATAGCATCAATAATTTCAACTCCACCCTCACCAAGTTTCTTTTTAATCTCTCGGATTTTTCTTACTCTACGAGGATCAAGATATCTTAATTCTTTAATACCTTCTGTAGGAGCTTCAGGATCAACCATAATATGATAAAAAAGTCTACCATCAACATACCACCGACGAAATATTTCCATACCATCTTCGTTAAAATTCAGAAGGCGTTGTAAATCATCAAAAGCATCACGAATATCGGTTTTAATAGATTCAGCTATTTCTACTTGTTCCAAATTCACTTGAATTGCTGGTTTATTATCTTCCTGGACTACCGAGTCTGTGATTATATCCTCTATGGCCTGCTCACATTCCGGTTGCATCGCCATATCGCGGTACCTTGTTATTAGCTCGGCTTCATTCTTAGCCGTGCCTTCCAAGTCCACATAAGTTCCGTAAATACCACCAGATGCGATTTGTGAGGCGCCATCAAGGTTTGCAGGTATAGCGAATGACTTAAATTTCTGGACAGGATTGTGGTTGCCAAACTGGAAACCAAGTAACCGAAACGCTTCAGTAATAAATTTATTTGCCATTATATTCCTTAAACAGATAAGGGAAAACTAAATTTCCCCTATCTGAATAATATTTGTTTGGTAATCAATTACGGTGTTGTTGAAATTTGACCACCATCATCTGTTGTGGGGCCATTCACACCGGTTGCACTCCACCATTGGTATCTCAAAGTAACAGTAAATTTTTCAATTGTGTTATTTGTTCCCCAATCTAACTCAATTGCTCCTAATTCAACAGGGAAGAATCCTTCCATTTGATAAATCTTGAGAGGAACATCACCAACTTTGGCTAATTGTTGAACTTGTCCAAATGCTGTATAACCCTTAGGTGTAGAAGCTAATGGATCCCGAATGTTTGCATCATGGGCATTTAAAGCACTTAACCAGAATTCAAATGAATCACGAATGACAAAGTTTTCGTCATTCAAGATTGTAATTGTCCAAGGTTCGAACAAACGATCTCCTGGGTAATAAACTTTACGTCCCATATACGAAACTTCAATTTCATCTACCTTATCAACAGGAATTGATGTGGCTTGCGCTAATAGCGTAACCAACCCATTAGCATTACCGGGCGGCGTAGCTAATGGGGGAAATGCAAAAACAATTTGAAATAGATTTGGTCTTGTTCCGCTACCAACTAATGCGGCTCTAAAACCGGTAATACTTCTAGGCATTATAATTTCTCCTTAAACCTTTCTTAGAACTGACCAACAATTTCGTTAAAGTCTACTCCAGTACGTGTTGCTACGAAATTCAATTGTATGAAATTAATAGATTTAGCTGGTTGTATATAAATATCCCCTCGGAATTGATTTGAATCAATCATTTGAGGTGTATTATTTGATGAATCACAAACAATTTGATAAGCATACATTCCACGTCTTCCTTGAATATCTCGGAGATAAGGATCAATTAATCCAACAAACTGTGCTCTTGTAATTTCATCGTTTATTTCAAACAAACTATATTTTGATGCAGTTGCAATAGCTTGTTCAATTACTATAAACAAACGTCTTACATTGATACGATCAAAGGCACTTGGTTTAGACAATAATGTTTTATCACCAAATAAAACAACCCCTTGTCCCGCAAAAGAAACGACTGGGTTAACACCATTGACATACAAAAGGTCACGGTAAGCTTGTTTTGGATTCCATGGTAATCCTATTGCACCCTTTATTTGACCACGATTCAAACCGGCTGGCGAGAACCATGGATCACGAGTTTGGTCGGTTCTTACACACAAACCGGCAACATCACCATTGGCAGGTACATAACGGTAAACATCATTCCATTTGTCGTATTTGTATAGCCAATTACCATCCATAAAGGCGTAACTTGAACTCGGAAGAGAATTACGATATGTAACGATATCTGCCGCTTCAAATCCAGCATTATTAACAACTAAATCGGAAGGTGGCGAAAAGAATACAACAGAATCCATACGAGTTTCAGCGATTTCTGTTATCAAATATTCTACCACAGTTGCATCATAGCTAGCAGTTAAAATTAATGAAAATTTAAAATCATCAGTATTAAATAGATCATAACCAAGCATTACATCACCATCTTGTAATGGTAATGTTCCATTACTTCCACCTTCTAATATAACAAGATATTCCGTAGCGTCTGTACCTCCAGTTAAAGGTTGGGCAGCAAAACCTGCTACTACAACACCACTATATCCAGGAGGGTCAACAACAGTTACCAATGAAGCTGCGGAAGGAACACTATTAACAGCGGCCAAAACATCAGCATTTGTTGCAGTAACAGAACCAGTATAAGAAAGAGTTACGGCAATCAAATAAGGATTTCCACTTGTACCTGTGCCAGAGACGGCAACAGTTGTGCTTGAGGTTGTTGTACCAGGATTGATATATTGAATTTTAATATTATTTCCAGCAGAACCAGTTTTTCTTGCGGTGTATACTAAACCTGAAGCAGATACAGCCAAAGGGCCAGCAGCAACAGCAGGAACATACAATGTATCAAATGTAGTACTTGCGGCTGTAGTTCCCCAATTGCTCATTGAAGTTGGGAAATCTAACCAACGAACCCAATTTGATGTTCTATCCAAAACATTTGGATAATAAATGCTTGCACCTTGTGCGTTTTGGGCATCTACGGCTTTTGAAACAAATCCAAATGTTTCTAATACAGTACCTGCGGTACCACTAATTGCTCCAAAATTATCAACTACAACAATATGTAGCTCGTCATTACTACCACCAACATGGGCAGCATAATCTGAAGTTCCCGGGGCACTTGTAAAATACAGTTTCCAAGGCCATGTTGCAAATTGTATTGAATTATCACAAACAGATATTTGGATTCCATTTCCTAATGTACCTGCAAACTTACCACAAAATTCACCAGCCTCAGATTGACCAGCAGAATAATTGTGTAAATAATCAGTTTCATTTTTAATTTGAAGTCCAACAACAGGAATCAAAACTGCGGCTTGTGTAATAATATCTCCACCTGTTGGTGTGACTGTTATTGTTGGTGGGGTATCTACAACATTCCCTGAACCTGGAGTATTAATTATAACTCCTACAATTTCTCCATTTGCAACAATACCTGAAGCTGTTGCACCTCCTGAAGAAAATGCTAATGTAGGCACATGATCGTAACCAATACCTGGGGTTTCAATTTTAACATAAGTGATACCGTCATTAATTACGGCAGAATTTCTCGCATCTGAAGGTAATACACGAACAACATTTAAATTATTACCATATTGCAAGAAACTATCTGCGGTAAAGAAAACATCTGCCGTATCGTTTGTTGGTTCTCCAAAAGTATTAACTAAAGTGGTTTCACTATCCACCAATGTTTTGACGCTAGCGGGTCCCCAATTAAATGGACCAGCAATTATGCCACCTGTGGTCGCAACCGCAGGCACATAAGTAGAAAGGTCAATTTCATTTATGGAAACACCCGGACTTAATAACATTGCCATTTTATATTCTCCTTGTTTCTTTATAATTTATTCTCGATTATTATGTAAATCAATAGTTTCAAAGATATTTATAAATCCTCGGATTTCTAACCAGGTGTGGTAACCCAACCGGCAGCCTCTAATCTTTTCAACCGATTCATATCTATTGACGCTTTAATTCTCTCTTGGTCTGCGTATTTATCCCATATATCACTTTGAGCACTTTTCCATATATCCTTTTCAGTAAGTACAATTTCCACAACATCTTGATGAACTTCAATCCAACCAAATGGAGTTAAATCGTGTTCCATCTGTGGTGCGTATTCTTCTTGTAAATCTTCACGGACGGCAGCTTCTACAAGATCTCTAAAATGTTTTTGGGTTGTTAGCCACGCAAAACTAACCAAAGACATTACTAAATCATCATGGTGTCCTTCAGCGGCTTGGTATTTATCACCTTTCAATTCAAAAGATGCTAATTCCAATTTTATATCATTATCATGAATTAATAAACGATTCGTTTCAATGAGAGTTTTTAAATTTGAACAACCTGTCCGGCGTACAGGTGTACTCATTTTGACTCCGCGCTGTACATTTTTACCGGTATGACCAAAACCAGTTGCTAAAATTTGACCCGATCTACCTTTTGTTGCCACCAATAGAATGTTAGGATATTCATGTATAAAGTTAAGATCATCAGAAACTTGATATCCTGGTCCATCCATTTCCATGAGAATAAAAGCAGTATTATACTTTAAAGCAATAGGAGCAATTATATCAGCAAGTAAAACTGGAGGTATACTATTAGTTCTATATTTTGCTACCACTTCATAAGGTGAACCGGTAACATCAATAACAGTAAAAGCTGAATAATCTAATTGAACACCTCTTGCTGTATCAACACAAATAACATAAATTCGAGGTTCATTTTTAGTACGAGTTGGATCTTTATAAACATCCAGATTATTTTGACTATATATTGGTGATAAAATTGGTAATAATTTTAAAGCCCGGCCGTTGATTAATGTTGCACCTGATCCTAAAAATTCTCCACCAAATTCTTGGTCAAATCTTTCTTGTCCAATAACAGAAATAGTTTTTTCTACCCAACCAGGTACAGCATAATTAGGAACTTGCATATAATGCACATCAAAGGGGAAAAATTGATTCCATTTTGAATTCTCATGATCCAAATTTGCTTTTTCCCAGAAATCATAAAACATGTTCATTCCATTAGGAGTTGAAACCATAATTAATTTAGAGGTTGTACCTTGTGAAATAACAGGATAAGTACTAGTCCAGAATTTATCAGCTAATTTATTTTCAATGTGAGCAAATTCATCCAAGAAAATAAAATTAAAAGTGCGACCACGGACAGATGCACCGGAAGTTGCGTGTGCGGAAATCTGGCAACCATTTTCTAATTCTATTCTTGTTTTATTCCAAGTTTTAACGCCTTGTTGTAACCATGTTGGTAATAATTCAAATGCAAGTTGTAAACGAGATAATAAATCTACAGCCGAATCCCGTTTATTTGCAAGGATACCGACTCTTTTATATTTGTTAAATAAAATATAATGTAAAAAATATGCAATTACTGTTGTACTTTTACCACTCTGCCTAGGCCATTTGGCAATTGTATATCGTTCTCGGTGAATTAATTCAATAAATTCTCTCTGAAACTCCCACAATTTAAATCCAGTTACACCTTCATCAATGGTTACAACATTAACATATTTTTGGATAAAATATATAGGATCTTCGGCGCATTTTTCTAATTCAGCCAAACGATAAGGTGTCCATTGTACTTTTACATTTTGGTCTTTTAGAGATGTATTTCCTAAATACGAATTTTCATCTTGAAACATTTTATCCTATACAAACATAATACCAAACATATGTTATTCCATTTATCAAAGCAACAGCATTTGAAGTCAAACCAAATCCATCAACATTTAAACCACTAACAAATGGTTGATTGGTCGTTAATGCGGCTGTAGCTGCATTTCCTGGAGATAAAACAACAGCCGAAGGTGATGAACTTAATGATGTTCCGAAAGTTAATGTTATAATAGTTGAAGCTGTACTTGGTGCGGATCCTGTTGTTAAAGTAATTGATCCAGCCATATCATTACCAGCCAAAGTAGCAGATGATCCTGATCCAGATCCGGCCCCAAGTGATTTGGTAGGTGATGTATTTCCACTTATAATTCTACCAGTAATATTTCGACCAGCAAAATCACCACTAGGATTACGAATTACAATTGTGCTAGGAGTAGCTGTAGAAACAGCAGTATTAGCAAGATTTGCACCGGCGGCCACATTAGCCGCGGTTACACCACCAACAAGAGCTATCGTTGGACTAGGATAAGGTCCCGTTAAATCACCACTTGCAGTACCATAAGTGATTGTTATACCAGATGCTGATGACAATCTTCCTTTTGCATCTACAGTAATAGATGCCACATGAGTTGTATCACCATATGTCCCTGGAATAACACCTGTAGTTGTTAATATTGGATTTGGATATGAACCTGTTATATCTCCTCCAGCGGAACCAGTGGGTGCAGCACCTGTAATTGGAACACCTGATGCTGTAGTTATTCTTCCTTTTGCATCTACAGTAAAAGATCCAACCTGTGTTCCATTACCATATGTGCCCGGCGCTACTTCGGTATCTGCTAATGCTGGATTAGGAAGATCTCCTGTTAAATCTCCTCCCAAAGCATCACCATTTGTCGCAATAGAGGCTACAGAAAGATTGGCATAATCAGAATCACCAGAATTTCTTATTTGTAATGCTGTCCCAACATCTTTGATTTTATTACCACTAGTACCTATTTGGAAAGTAGCACTTGATGTACCTATATCAGTATTTTGTGTATGTTTTAAACTTACAGCACTCACAATACCACTTGCTGTAGCTGCGCCGCCACCAACTGAAACTACATCCGGATCCGGTAATGTACCTGAAAGATCTCCACCAACCGATGTTCCGGGTATATTTACCATGCCCGCACCCAAAGCGGTTTCAATGGCTTTAATTTCAGCACATATTTGGTTAACCGTATATGAAAATATATAGGCGTAACCAACAATACCAGTACTATGGGATACACCTGAACCTAAAAATCCACGTACACAATTAGTAATATTATGGGATCCACTAATTGGACCACGGGCTAAAATAACTTCATTTTCTAATGCAATTAAACAAGGTACATTAAAAACTGAATTATCAACGAAAGCTATAGTTGTTGCCGAACCATCAGCAACACCAGGAGATGCTAATGCAGAAAATGCATTATCTGAATTTACCGTTAAATTAATATCGGTTGCCACACTGGTAGGAAATGCAGCGGTATTTGGATTAGCCATAAATTTAATTGCCTATTTCCTTATTTGTTTGTTCTTCTAATTTCTTTCGTTTCATTTCTTGTAAAACTTCAAGCATATCCATAGTAGTTGCAACAATGGTATTATTTGTAATTTCATCAGCATGTTCTACCGTTACCGAAGTAGTTGCTTCCGATATTGGATTTTTCTTTTCAACATCCCGAATATCTTTTTGAAGTGTCATTAATTCCCGTGTGCCTTCAAATAATACTTTTAAAATATTACCTGCAACCTCAAAGGTTCTAGGATGATCGCTCTCTTCCGCCAAATTAGTTATTCCAGATAAAAGTTTATTACCTTTTTCCAATAGACCATGAAGATTTGTCCGGGCAAATTCATAATCATCCCGAACATCTTTTGCAACTCTTAATGGTTCTTCTACAACAACCTCCGGATATATTACTTCGGGCACAAATGATTCTTGTGTAACCACAGGTAAAAGTCTATTAACTTCTTCCTGGGCAATATCAAGAGCACTTGTAATCCTTGTCGCAAGAGGTTGTTTCTTTGGTCTTCCACGTGGCATATTAATTATTTAGGGCTGTTCAACATCAGTGACAATTATGGAATAAGGTTGGTCAATATTACCGGTATTAGGATTAGCAGCAACGATGACTTCTCCACTAAAATTATCATCACCAGAATCTTCTAAACCAACAATAACTTGCGTAATAACAGGTTTTATCTTGATTGGAGGGTAAATATATGCTTGGGCTTGAAAATCAAATTGCCATTCAATAACACGTTTATCTTGAAAATTACCTTCATAAGAATCACTATGAGAACAATTTAAAAGAGTAAAAACTATATCCCTATGACTATTCATAGGCGGTATATCAATTATAGGAACTGTATAGTCAGGACGAAAAAAGGCTAAAATTTGTTCTACAATAGCATAAGAATCGCTTAATGTACGTGCTTGGAGATATAAAGAGTAATCAAATATCCAAGGAAGAGGAGTTAATTGGACCAATGCAGATGGACCATTTCCTGAAGGAGACACTCTATAATTAATTGTAGGTAATTTTCTTTTTGCATCAAAATGAAAATTAGTTAAATCGAAACCCATACGAGGTAAAATAATTTGGACATGTCTTTGGTTTGATTCATCACCTGCATTTGGATCAGCTTCCATACGAACCGCCCATTTTTCTTTAGCTGATTGACTTATAGGAACCTTAATACGTTTCACCGCAGAAGTTTTAGGATCAATCCTTTCAATAGTAATATCTCCAAATAAAAAACCAAAAGTTTCAGTTATCTTCTGTATAGTGTGAAAATTAAAAGGTTCCTCTCGTAACATAAATATTATCTCGGTATAAATGTTTGTACCTGTCCACTGGTTACACTTATAACTCGCGGTGTGTTATCTACTACTTCTAAAGCACTAAATGGTATACAATGTAACCATCCAGCAAAAACCCAAGCATCACTTGTTGAAAGATTTGGATCTCCCCAAGCTTGATCTGCATCGGTTCCAATACTTCCTGGATAATTTGTATTATCAGTATAATACATACCATAAACCTGTAAAGCAGTAAGGACATTCTTAACCAGGACAGGGAAAGGTTGCCCTACATTTTCTTTGTAACCACAAGTATTGGTATCAAAACTAGCTTTTAATCTAAATGTGGTCCCTGCATTAATATGAGAAGTACCCGTTAAACAACAACCATGTAAAGCCGGCCATTGATAACTACCGGAACCTTGTGTTTTCGAAAATGCGATTCTCATCCCATGAACGATTGGTTGGCCGCTGTATACCTCTTGGTGAGTTAACACGAAAGGATAAATTGGCATACCGCTCCAAGTTCCATTATCCATTCCGGCTGAATCGCCCGGTACTGTTTGAAATTTTTGGGCTGATCTGAGTCTATAATCTCTCCAATCTATAATTGTGCCTGTACCATTATGATATGGAGGTACATTATTTTGAAGGGCGTAAGTTTCATACTCAAAACAAATTGAACTGTTTAACATCAACACATGGTTGTCGCCTCCACTTACCGCATTACTTACAAGAGGTGGGGCTCCAAATACATACCCACTCACATAAGTATTAGGAGTCATAGGATAATTTCCCGAGTCAAATTCCATTGGATCTGTTTGATCCCATTGCATAAGATAACTTGGTGTTGTTGGAGTAGTATTATCACCCACATTCAATATAAATTCAGGTGATGGCCATAAATTACCTGTACCTAAAGATGTAATCATTTGATTACTTGCCATTACTACCGGCAATAAATTAACAGGACTATTCCAATACATATCACCATAACCTACGGGACAACCAGCAACGGTCCGCGTAATTGGTGGTCCACCAAGTCCAGCAGGTCCTATGGGTCCTATTGGTCCAACGGGTCCTATTGGTCCAACGGGTCCAACGGGCCCTATTGGTCCAACGGGCCCAACGGGTCCAACGGGTCCTATGGATCCTTGTACACTAAGTCCAGGAGGCCCTGGAGGTCCAACGGGCCCGGGTGTACCCGATGTCCAATGGGTCCACATACAACCATTTGCATTTCCACTTTGTGTTCCCGTTGCAACTGTTCCAACATAAATGTTTTGTCCAGCAGGTGCATCAGTAGCAAAATAAGGTTGACTTACAAAACATTTTGCTGGTATGGCACTCAAAGGCCCTGAAGCCCAAGGAAATGAAATAATACCAGGTTGTGCATGAACAATTAATACACAAAAAATAAACGACAATAATAATTTTTTCAACATCTAATTTTCTCCGTTAATATACATATTTAGATTAAAATGGTGCTTTCGAGTCCAGGTTCAGAAAATCTTCAACCCTACGTTCAACAACTTCATTATCTGCTAATGGATCATTTTCCACACTATCATTATTTTCCAATTTTTTGGCAATTGAATCAATATCAAGAATACCTGTATCAATTTTTTCATGACTAAAACGGTATTTCTCACAAGTTATTTTCCAGACATAAATTTTACCTAATTGATAAAAAACTTCTTCGTGGTCTGCAAATAAAATTTCAAAAAGATCATGGGTAACCGGGAGATATATTAAACCACCTTTTCCTGGGCTAACTTGATCCATAACTTTCCAGTTACTTGGAGAAATATTAGGAATCATGATAACATTTAAAATTTCAGCTTTCGCGCCATTTGTTATATTTAAAAGATTTTCTCCATATAAAAATAATCCCCGTGCATTTGTAATTTGCAATACATTCGTATAACTATTAAAACTCACTACAACCGCACTTGCATTACTTACAGCGCCACTTAAAATATCGCCGGGTCTAAATGAATTTGCTATTACATATGGATCTATTGCAGTAATGGTACCAGTTGCAACAGTATTTAGTTGGGTGGTACTGGAATCCAAAATAACCTCCCCTATAATAAATGATCCGGTATTTGTTGTGGGTTGTAAAATTAATATTGTACCATCAAAACTAATCACAGTTGCAAGAGCATTACTTGTTTGTCCAACAATAATATCCTCGGGGTCGAATACACCAGATACATAATTTAAAGTTAAAGATACTAAATTGGTTGTATCTTCTATTGCTAATGTCAAAAAATCTGTCCCTGGTACATTATTAACATTACCATCTACACGATTAATATAAATCCCAGGCACAGGACCAACTCCCTGATAACGTACGGCATCATTTAAACTATATGTTATTGTAGGATCCCAATCATCTTTCCAATTTATACCTAAAACTTCTTCATCAAAACGCCTTTTTGATATGATAAATGTAGCCTGCTTATCTATATTTAATCCGAGTTTGTTTAGGAAATTTTTATCTCCCATGAATCCTTCAACATTTTCAAAATAAGCTTCAATTGTATATGAAGATAAAAAGGCTCGTTGAGGATCTTCACCGAATAGTTTACTGTAATCCACAAAAGTTGTAGGGATATATTGTATATCCATTCCATATATCTGGATTGATTCAATTACCAGGTCTTCTACCAAATTTTGTTCGTTATTTGAGGTTGTAAAATTGAAATAGGGATTAACCATAATATCTCATGATTATTTAGTATAAATAATACCAGACATTTGCGTTATGAGTCAATGCATAATGCCTCTGTCAGTGGGCCATGTGTTGTTCGCCCAACACTCGGCCCACTAATTTTTCTTGACATCCTTTGTATAATATGCGACAATAGTATTATATGAAAAATGTTACTAAGCGCGAAACGCAAACACAAAAATTATAACAACTAAAGAGAAAAGAAAATGTAATTGTTATGATGCGATTACTGGGCATGAAGCTTTAGACCATAATAATTGCCGATGTTATGAAAAATATACAAAATTCCTAAAAACTTCAGAACTCAATCACTTTGCTGCCGAACGTGAATTTATAGGGATAAAGGAACATGGTCCGTGTGTAATATGTAAGGGTACTGGAAAATACATTCATACATCAATACAAAAGAGTACCAAATTTTTATGTGTAGGTGGTCCTTGGACAGGACAAAGAAGTACTCAGGATGATATGGTAGAATCATATACACTTTATAATGTCGGTGGACGGGAAGTAAAAACTATAAAACAATATGGGTATATGCCGGATCGCTAAAAGGATAAATAAAATGCTAAAGAAAATTGAATATTTAAAACCAGAAAAATCTAATAAAATAAATTGGAAAAATATTCCAATATATACATGGTTTACAGGAACAATAACAATAGCTGAAGGATGCTCTGGATTATTTTATAAAAACGTTAAAGAAGTTTGTTATTTCGGAACACCTGAGCACATAGTAGAGCATTGTTGGTACAAGGCTGATTATGAAGGTGGTGTGGTTAAAAATTATCATTCAGTAGATGTAGCTATAACCATTGAAGGATTTAATAGTGAAAACGAAAATTAAAACCAAAAAATTAAAGAAGGTAACAAATAAGAAAAAAACCCTTAAGAAGGTGGTAACAAAGAAAAAACCTATTAAGAAAAATTTCGAAAAACCAAAAAGAAAAAAGCGTTTGAAATATACAAAGATTGATATGAGTACTATGGAACCACTTCCTGGGTTTTCTCCAGTTTATACGTTCCGGAGAATTCCATGAAACCTTACTTTAGCCGAAGTACAATTACCTATAGGGGAGAGAGGATTATTCATTAGATTTTGATAATAAAGAAGTAGTGGTAGTATTGGGTAAAATTGAAAATATGCCGCCAGGCTATATGGTTGTAGCCAAAAAAGATGGAACAGTAGTATTTGGCTACCATCATGAAACCTTCCGAAAAACTTACAATATATGAAACTTAATTTCTCCTTGAACAGGTAACCATATATGCAACTAAATATGGTTACCTATTTTTAAAAAGAAAACTATGAACTTTAAACCAACGATATTTACTTTTATTATAATAATTGCGTTTGTGGGGTTTTGTTCCTTTCAAATACCAATTGCTGGTGCATTACCATATGCGGGTGGATTATTAGGTACAATAATACTGTGGTACCAATTTGGTAAATTGTCAATCAAACGCCAAATTACCGAAGAGGATTTTGAATTAAAAAATAATATCCAAGCGGAACAAATTGAAGAAATCTTAAACCTGAAAATTATGGACCTTTTCCCCGATATCAGCGATATATTACGAGAAATGGCAGCCGACAAGTATGAGGCGTTGGGAGATATTCAAAAGGCTCATAAATTGAGAACAGAAACAGCAAACACCAAACTAAACTTATAATATTATGTTAACATCACACAATTACGATAATCTCAATTTTTTACTTGATAAACTTAAAGAACAATACAACCAAGAAAAAGCTGACCTTGAAAAAAGATATAATGTTGATAAAGATTTAATTTTCCAATCAGCATTGACTGGTCAAGTTGAAGAATTTATGGAAGCTGCTGGGTATAAAGGAAATATTAAATTATGACAACATTAAAAATAATTTTAGTTATTGTATTGCATTTCTATTATTTATGTTCTTTTCTTTTTTCTTTATTATTATATTTCGATTCGCTCCGACGACCTAAAAAGAAAAATTTTCAATAATCGTACATATCATCCGTGAGACTTTTGGGTAAATCTGGTAACTCAATTGATTTCCCGCATATGCATGAGTACAATCCGCACAATAATTTAATATTCCATCTGTCAAGATATAATGGCAAATATAGGGAATTGTGTTATCATTTGCATCCCGCATCCACTCGCCTGTCCATCTACCGGAGTTTACTATTTATTTGCATAAACCAAAAGAAAAAGGGTTCCGGAGTATTTGAGATACCCGGAACCCTTTGCGTATTACCGCGCTTGTAGTTTATATGCTCTATCGCGGTGATTTGGTTCGCCTGGGCGAACACGAATCTTAATAGCACATGCAAATGATGTAATTAATAATAATATAAGTATAATCTTTTTCACCATAGATTAGTTTTTGTTATAATTAGAATCGGGAAGATTCGGTTTTGTTGGGAATACAGATACATTTGGATTCTGTGGATAAGTTGGATCATTTACTCCATAAGGGCCGCTCCCACCACCGCGATAATTTGGACCATTCGGACCATCTGGGTTACCAGGATTACCAGGATAATTTACATTACCACGATAATTTGGATCATTTACGGTACCAGGATTTGCATTAAATGTTGTACCATTAGGACCAATTGTTGTTTTGTGATTTAAATCATATTCAGGACGACTATTAATACCAGTACCTGGACCAGGATTAAATGTTGACCGTTTCTTTACATCATATACCAGACCACCACGGCCTGTACCTGTACCAAATGTTGGTGAGAATGTATTACTCAAACTTTCCAGAATTGCTCCACCACTTCCTGCAATAAATGTATCGGTCCATGTTTCAGTACTGGCGCCTAAACCAGCAAATAATGTATCTGCATCGCTTTTTGCATGGGCTACTGTATCATAGTCATTAATCCAGATGTTCTTTGGTGATGCCTCCGCAACTCCAACTACGCGTAATGTTAATTGATAAGGGAAAGATCCAGCTAAACCAGAGCCATCTCCTTTTAATCCAAAACCTTTAATATAAGATTGAAACATATTTTAGATCCTTTCTAAATTATGTCCTTCAATGTGAATATTAAAGGACACTTTACAATACTATTTAGTATATGATTAATTTAACAAGAATTGCCTGTACATCCTGATGGCGGTGAAGTAACACCAATGGTGCACCAGAAATACTGCCAACCTGAGTTAATCAGACAATTACAAGGATCTGCTCCGCAACCAGCCCATGGATCAGGCGGCATTGTTGGGCCCGTAAGATAAACCGACATTTGTGGACCACGATATAGATCCTTCAGATTTTGTGGCAACATTGCCCGGACATCCGAAATCATAATTGGCTGTTTTGCAGTACAATATTTTGTTACCGGAATAACATTTAGTGATGGTCCGGCAGCATTGACGGTAGATACCATGAAAGTACCTACAAATAAGAATAGTCCAATTACCATAATACACTTTGAAAAAAGTTTATGCATGTATTTTCCTTTTATGCTCTTACTACAGCTTTATTATTTATATTTACTTCTTCATGCTTATAAAGAAATTGTAACAATTCATTCCAAGCCAACCGGACGCATTCTTTTGCTAATAATAATTCTTTTTCTCGTTCAACAACAGTTTCCATTAGTGCTCTTAAGTCGGATATTTCATCTCGGGTCATCATAATATGTTTTTCCAATTTTCACTTGCGGCATCTGCAATTTCATCAAGGAGCCGTGCAACTGATCTTGCTTCATCCGGAGTACATTCTTGAATAACCTTACCATATAGAGTAAATACAATATTAATTCCATTTTTACTTAATCCATATCCTAAAGTTAATTCGTTTGGTTTTTTTGTTTTCGTTTTCATATACCCATTATATCAGAAATTTACCGGAATGTCAATCTCTAAATTATTTACCACATGTTCACCATATCGTGCAATTACAGCTAAATATGCTGTTTTTAATTGGATATAGGTATTTAGGAAACATAGTTTATGCTGGTTGCCTAATAACATCAATAATTCGTATACAGTATATACTGTTTTTTCTGGAAAAAAAAATTTTCCAGATTCAATTAAAATTTTTATGGTATTATCTATTGCTATTGATAATGCAACCGAAGAGGTGTAATCTGTTGGTGGTCCCATGTATATTTGATGTACCAAAAGTGATAAAGTTTCATATCCAAAAAAATTTTTATTTACGGATCATCCGTATACCCAGACATCAACACTTGAAGTTTACTGATAGTATCTAATCACGTTTCC